TAGCACCGAATTGGTTAACAAATGCGGTAGTTATTTCGAAAGACATTATTTATATCCTGTGTAGTTAAACAAAATGTTTTAAGGTTTGCCTAGCTTTAGGATTGTCAGTCGCCTGATCCCTACACTAGAAGATATTCATTCAAGTTAAGGTTCAGGCCACGTAGTGGTTATCTGAGGTAGTAGCTAGTATTTCGCTACAAGGCTTCAATATAAAGGCTGGTCTTACCAGTGTCAACACTTTTTTACAGATGGTAGGTTATTTTAGACATAGTGGTCATTTAGACCTTTGGTGGTAAATGGATTACCTGACAAAGTTCTTTCACTGTGTTCTATGTGTACTCGATATGCAGAACTGTATTTCTCTTCCTGTCAAGAAGGGTAACCAGAGCCATCTGATAGTTGGTAGCTATCGGCTGTTATACTGGGTTTACCACCATCACCTGCTTTATCCTCGGTCTCAAAGTTGTTACACATAGCAGCTTGTTACTTGTTGTCCTCGTATAAGTCTTAGTAAGCTATGTAAGACTCCAGTGACTAGCACCTTGAAAAGCTTGTTCCTGACTAAAAGCTACGAGACAATTAGCCAGTACCTACATTATAGACTATAATTGAGGTATAGCAAAAACAGGGGACAGGGTTATGAAGCAATGGATGAAGGAAATAAAATACTTTTTAGTGGAAAGATTCATCGGCACTGCCCGTTGGTATCAGATAGAGTGTGAACAGCCACACCGTAACCCTGACAACTTTGAAATCAAATGTAAGATGGTTAACCCCAACGTTGCTGTGATGGATATGGAATCCTTCCGTAAGAGTAAGGTAGTTAAGGAACAATGCGAGGCAGCCCTTAGAATAGTAGAGAGACAAAACAAATGAATTATGAATATGCACAATCCCCCGCTGAGTTACTGAAGGAAGTAATGGATGACCTCATCTTGGATGTGTGGGAATTATCGGAGATGTCAGGGATACCTGCTGAAGAGTTGGAGGCAATCCTGCAAGACAGGCAAGCCGTCACCTTAGATGATGCCTTGCTATTAGAGTTGGCTATCGGAGTTCCTTTTGAGCAGTGGCTTGACCTTGAGGAAGCATACCAGAAAGTATTATCTAACCTGTCCGAGGATGAGATTAACAGAGCACTGGACAACTCTCACCTACGCTCAATCAAGAAGTACCACTGATGGAAGGCGTTAACATGGAGCGTAAGCGCCGCATAAAGGTTGCACTGGCTGCCTACATGTATGAGATAAAGGACGCACCAATCATGACCGATGCCGAGTATGATGCACTATCTTACTCCATCAACCCAGAGGAAGAGACGGGGAATTCTTTGTTAGATAAGTTCTTCCGTGAAGAGTTCCAACCTTGCACCGGTCAATGGATTTACAACCATCCTGACCTATCGGGGATAATGAATATAGAGGCTAGGTATTTCAGATAACAAAAAGCCCCACTCAAGGGGCCTCTTCTTTTCCTGAGTTCCTTATTCTGGGAACTGTAACTTAAATAACTCTTGAACCTGCCTGTTAATGGCTTTGTGTTCTGGGTGGTTACGGTTGGTGTATGCAGGATTAGCCATAAGCTGTGCTTGTTTATCCTGTAGCTGTGCTGGTGTTAAGGCCATCTCTGCACCTTTACCTTCCAACTTGCCAGACTCCATCATACCTTTACCAATGCTTGACATAAGCTTAACAATCGCTGGGTGGTCACCTAGGGCAACGTTACCGACGAGTGTATTCTTAAGGAAGTCCATTGTGCTTTCATCTGCAAACTCACCTACTGCACGCTTGTAGATTTCAACGTTCTGGTCGTAAGCATTACCCCATTCTTTCTTAAGACCATCTAAGGCTTCCTGTGTGGACTGCTCGAACGTTTTGTTTAGGTTCTCCATAGATTCCTGTGTAGAAGAGAAATCGAACTCAGCGAGCGCCTCAGCTTGTTTTTGAGATAGTCCTATACTGTGGGCCAACTCTAGGAACTTACCTTGGCGAGCTTCATCTACTTCCACACCTTCTGGAGCTTTAATCTCATAACCGGTAGGCTCTTCTGGTCTGCCTAACTTGGCATACGTGTTAGCCCAGTCATCCTCTGTTACCGGCATGGGAATTTTATCTGCACCGATTAGGTGCTGAACATTGATGTAGCTCTTTGCCAACTCTTCTGCACTGTTAAACTTAGTGATGTTCTGGTTTTCGCGGATGTCCTCTGCGAACACATCATACCATGCACCGTTGTCTGTTGCAGGCTGTGCTACACTCTCTGCCGGTGCTCCACCATCTACTGGCTCATCGTTCATGATTCTTTCATTAAGCTTAAACATCTTTCTTCTCCACGTTCGTTATAAAGTCACGTTCATTCCAGTTAAGTTTTTGTAGGATTGTCAGGGCGACATCCCGTCTTGCTTCACGAATAATAATACTGTTAGTGTCTGTACTACCCACCAAAGGTTCCAAGATGTGGCAGTAGGACAGGATATCCTCTAACACTCTCTTACCTTGGGTGGTATTAAACACTTGACTATAATCAATTCTTAGTTGATTTAGCCTTTCCAGTTGACTTAGATGCTGGTGTCTTTCCTGCATTGTTGGAATTGTTTGCATTTGCCTTTTCCTCTTTCTCAAGTTGGATAGTGGGGGCTAGATAGTTGACGTGGCGTTGTGAACATTTAATGGTGTTGCAACGGACAAACTTACCTTCTTGATGGTATTGCATCTGTCCATTACACTCACCGCAAAGTACTTCTACTCTGATTTGTGCTTTCATTGTCCTTGGTTCCTTTCAGCTTCTGATACAGTTTTAGCTACATCCCCTGCTTGCTGAGCTTTCATTAGCTGCTCTTGCTGCTGGGCCTGTTCTGCTTGTGCTTGTCTCTGGGCGTCTCTATCATCCTCATTTGATAGTTTGTCCATAGATACACCAAACACTTGCAAGGTGTCACGCAACAACTTATCTGAGTTTAAATTGTCAGTAAGTAGCTGTGGGTTAATCTGTAAGAGTGGCCCCATAGTTTCGATACTACGTAGGAAACCTTGAGCCTCTTGCTGTTTCTGTGCCTGTGCCACTGCGCCGGTGAATTCAAATTCAAACTCAGCAGGCATTGACTCAGGCGGTTGTCCAAACTTACCTTGACGGAATAGTATTCCGAACACACGGTCAAGTGTTGGGTACAGAAACTCCGACTGCACACGCCCGAGGATAGGGGCCATGAGGCGGGTCTTCTCTTCCGTACGCTGTAACACTTCTGTTGCTGTCATCTGTGGGCTACCTGCAAGCTGTAGCTGGTCAACAAAGAACACTGACCTAATCTTGTCCGTCAGGTATGCCACCATATCCAAACCAATGTTAGGATTCGCACTTGGTAGCTGACCAATCGCTTGATTCGCACTAAGGCCATTAGAGCTATCGAATACATTGATACCGCTTGGCGTTGTGCGTAGTGGCTGAAGGAATGCACCAGACGGGAGCAACAAAGCTGGGTCAACTGTCTTCTGTGCACCCTTGATAGTCACCTTCATTATCTCGTTAAGGAGCTTGATGTCAGGTAATGCCGTCATTGCTGGGCTTCTTCCATACACTTCCATAGGTGACTTGTAGAATCTTCCCACTGGTAGTGGGTGCTCATGGTAGCCACCTTCCTCAAGGATTAACTCGTCGGCTTTAAGCACGTAGACGCTTTCAATAGGTAGGTTCTTGGCGTCCTTCTTGTTGTCGTCATAGTTATCGCGGGGTTTAATGCAATGTATGATGTCAAAGGTTTTATCAACTTCACCCTTAGAGTGATGCTTATTAACCACCTCGCTACCATTGTCCGGCCACCTTTCCATTATCTGGTTCACCGTGTACTCAAACTTCCTGAACACCGTGTCAATCTTGTTACTCGCACCCTCTGCCACTACAATTTCACTCAAAGAACGGGCCTGAAACCTTAATCCGCTTAGGCTTTCCTGTTCCTCAATTATCATAGCCGCAGTGCCGAAGGCACAAAACTCTGTAAAATATTCGTATGCAGCAGTGTAAAACCCGCTATCTGCCGCATTTATCTGGCGTAGCATCTCTTCACCCGCGGCATCTAGCCAGCGGGCGGCCTCTTCATCCATGTTCTCAGTGTTAGCTTTAAACCATTTAGTGGATGGGTTGACATTCAGGGCCACCATAGCAGAGGCCAACAACTCATTTGCGTGTATAGGTGACGAGTCGAACACCTTAGTCATGCGCTTCTCACCTGCTGAACGCTTAGTATCAAAGTCATCACGACGTGGGTACACAAGCTCTGCTATTTCACGCCAGTGGGAATCCCAGTTACCACGGTTCCCCTTCAGCGTGTCATAGCGCTTGATTACATTCTGGGCTTTGCTCATCATAGTTAGCTACCTAGCTTGTCATTACCTGTTAGGATAGTGGACTGTCTTCCACCAGCTTTGATTTTACGTCTACGCTCTAAATCTTTGTTAGCTGCAATCTCAGCCGCTGCTGCCTTTTGAAGCTCGGCCTTCTTTGCTGCTGCTGCAACTGCTTTCTGTGGGTCTACAGCCTTGGGCTTATCTGGTGCCAGACCAATTGCCTTGAATATTTTACCGAATAAACCTTTGCTTCCGCACATATCACTAACCTCTGTTCATGTAATTGAAGTTGACACCACTAACCTTGAAACCTTTCTGCTCATATAGGGCAGTTGTCTTCTCAACGTTAACGCCTGTACTAATTCCGATGTTAATCTGACGGGGTTGTACCCCTTGCTCCCTAGCCCATGCAACGTACTCATCTAACAAAGATGGTGCAATCTTCTTGCCTTGGTGGGTTGGTGTGATATACAATAACAAATCTGAAGAAGATAAGCTATCCCCCCACCAATAATCTGCAACAAATCCCATGAACATCCCAACAATGGTGTAATGCTCCCCGTCATACTCCTCTGCCACAAACACACACATATGCTCCTGCTCTATCATCTCCCATATGCTGGATACTGTCTTGTCATAGCTGTAGTGGCTGTACTTAAAGGAGGAATTGTCGTGTAATTCCTTGACAAGTTGCTCCAGTGCTGGTATATCCCGCTTCTGTCCTGCCCGTATATCTATAATCGTGCTCATGTCAACACCTCAATAGTTGAATGGGTCGTAATCTTGCGCTGTGTGCTGCTGATGCGTGAAGCTTAGAGCGTCCTGCCTCTTCCTCTTAGAGGACTGGGCGGGGTTCCACATACACATCATAAGGCTATCAGCCATGTTAGGGCTTGCAATCCCTTCTTTCTTCATATCTTGCTTGTTCATTATCTGAATCAGGCCCCCATTGCTGTGCTTGCTGGGGATACGGCACACCTCACTACGTAGCTGGGCTATATTGGCGATACCGTCCTTGTCAAGGCTTATGCACTCGTCGGGGTCTGCGTATACTCCATGCTCCACTAGGCGATATGTATTATAAAACCTGCGTGCTAGGGCCGTATAGTACTGTGCCCTGTTGTTCTTGAACGTGTCGCGGTAGGTATACTGCTTCTGCCCCTGCTGGTGGCTGTCCTTCTCGTACACTCTGTCCGCATTGTCCTGACCTGAGCCACTACTACTACCCTTGAACATGTGGAAGTCTGTACGTGTGCCTGCTAGTGTGTCGTGTACCTGCCTCTTGAGGCCTGTGCCCATGCCATCACCATCCCACACGAACCAGTCCACGCGTTCCTGTAGGGCTATACTTGTGGCCCAATCACACTTCTCATCAATCTCACCGTGTTGCTTAGCTGCCACCTTTGTGATGACGCTCCCATGGCGTATGGCTAATCCTGCATCATCGTTACCGCTGTCACTAGGGTCATGGGCTGCTACCATCACACCACGAGCTTTGAAGAATTCCTCGTACTTGTCTATCTTGTGGGCGTCTATGGCTGCATCGAACCACTCAGACTTGATGATAGAGTTCTCCACCTCGTCGTTGAACGCACCTTCCCATACCCACTCATACTTAGCACGGGTCAGGTTAGCACGGTCATAGCGTCGTAAGGCGTCTGCNTCGTCTGTCCACCATGGGTTATCACGCCAGTTGATGACAACAATGAGGTGCATGTCATCCTCGTAGTACCCATCCCTGTCCAGCCACTTCTTGAACGGGGCAATGAACCTCTTACTGAATGGGTCACCTTGGCTCTGTGGGTTAGCACTGAACCAGCACTCAGCCCCTTTGTTACGTAGGATGGTGGGTAGGAGCTTATCCAGTGTCTCTTGGCTTATGGTGTGTGCCTCTTCAAACCACGAGTACTTGAACCCTTGTGCGGACTGTATGCTGTTAGGGTTACGTGCTGCACCCTTGTATACGGTGCGTGCCCCATTAGGTGCAATGATGCTGTCACGCTGTATTGTCCATCCCTCCAGCTTCAGGCGGTCATTGACACTACCTTCAAACACACGGTGCACAGAGTCGGCTATTGAGTCTTGGAACTCACGTAGGCAATATACATCTGCCTCTTCCGTAAGCATCTTGAACGTAAGCATATCACCGAACCCAAGTGACTTACCTGAGCCACGGCCACCAATAGCTACTTTAATTTGCTTGTTCTTGGTTAGGAATGGCTCAAGCTTCTTGCTTACTTGTAATGCAGGCATACGTTACAGTGCTCCGTTGTTTGCCAGAGACTTAAGGAAGCCTATTAGGAAGTACACAACCACCACTAGGAACACGTATAGGACGGCTATGAGCCTATCACGCATAACACTACTCATATCAGTGTGGTCATCTAGCCAGTCATGTAGCAGGTAGACAGCGAATGGAACAATGATGAGGAACACAAATATCATATACATAGCTAAGCCTTATTGTTGAAAGATTGCCACACGTCGTAACATATACAGAACACAAGTGCACCTACGAATACACCTACCGTTAAGCCTGCTGTAACACCTGCAATGCCTAGAGTGAGTGTGAGTAGGTTATCAAGTAGCACAATACCTGTGATGCTCATGTTATTTAAACCTATAGTGCATGTAGATTAAGAAGCCTACCACATAGACCACTATGCCAATACATCCCCCTAGTGCGAAGTCTAAGGCCCCTTGGCTTATTGTGAATTCAACCATTAATGTACACTCCCTGTGTCTCTGTCGTAATCCACATACAACGATATGAAGTAGTTGGAGCCTTTGTATTGGAAAGGAACACGTGTCTCTTCAGGCCCACCAATCACTAACAGCTCATTGTCAATCACTACTTTAGCTGCCTGACTCATTATCTCGAGGTAAACATCTATTGCTTCATCTTTGGTCATCTTCTTAGCCATCATTTGTCCTCTGTATTGTTTTCAATTGCTTTAGGTTGCTCAGCGTTAACAAACTCTATTGTCCATTGCTTCTCAGGCTTCTTAGTTGTCTGTAACGTTTTAGCACTGTGCATATCTTCGCCACTCTGTATTTCAATCTGCTTGTAATCTTTCATTCCTGTGATGTTCTTTGCGAGGAAGATACTAAATGCTTTCTCATAATTACCAGCTAATCCATTCTGTACAAGGATTTCCTCTTGCATTGTCTTTGCTAGTTTATAAGCCTCGAAAAAGTCTTCATGTTTATGAGTCCAATTGAGTAATGTTTCTTGGTGAACTCCGATGGAGATAGCGAATCCGCTAAGCGTAGGAAGGGAACAAGGCATAAGTACAGGCTTACCATTCTTGTCAAAGCAAGGGTTTCCATCTTGGTCTAAGACTGCTGTAAATGGAGTGCGATTGAAGAACTTTATAATCTGCTCACAATAGTCTGGATTGTACTTAGTTGGTCTACC